CCACGTCTGAACAGATGCATCAGTTCACTGCCTGGGCGAAATATCACTACCCCGGTCATCGGGGCCACTTCAGGTGTCAGTAATGCCCTCACGCTACCTGCCCCTTAGCAATATGCTCTGCCCACAGGCCACCAATCCAGCGAACACCCTTGGCAGTGAAGCGGGACTGATTAAACGCGTAATTTGTCTGGTTTGTCGTTCCTGTCTTCACCTCGAAGCGTCCTGCCTCGATATGCTTGCTCTTTGGCGTGAGAACACGGTTAAGCCGGTACATTATGCCGTTCTCAATCAGGAACATCGCAAACTCCGGCTCTTTGGCGTTAAGCAGCTTGGCAACCTGTCGGAAAGTCATTGAACCAGTAGCCGTCACATAACGATCAACAAACTCAGCCTTCGGCGCGGCTACTGCCAGTTCTTCACTCAGGCGCTGTTTCTGTTCTTCCAGTTCTGCGGCAAGTCGCAACGCTTCAGAGAATGATTGCGGTACCTTCGGTTGGTTACGGCTTTCCAGTTCCAGCCAACGATCGATAATCCTTTTACGCAAAACGACGTTATATCCAGAAACCAGCGTGAGACATAAGTCTTTAGGAAGATGGAAGCACGGGTAAGCCCTTCCAAGGTCATCCCGGTATTCTCCCCAAATTTGGGGAGATTGAATATTGAGCTGTTCCATCATCACTTTAATGTCACGACAAACATGGTCATGTCGTTTTTCACATAGACCCGCAATTTCAAGACTGGTCATCGCCGGAAACCCAGGATCATTCTTCACATTAATCATCTGTTGCATGCTCTGTCTCCACTTATCAGGCGGCTGCACCCACCATTGGTACATGTTTACTGATCGATATTTCTACCCGTCCACCAGGTACTTTCGGTCCCCACTCCACCAGCATTCGGCGCACCTGACTATCGTCTTCCCAGACTCTGGCATTCGTCAGTGCGTCGAACAGCGCTTTGTTGTAGTTGTCCAGATCCCGCCGTCTGTTATCTGGCGGGAAAAGAACTATGTTTACCTCAACGTTGACGTTAACGGGTTTCGGTATACCGCCGTACTGCTGCACAACAGAGGCATAAACGTTCTTCTTGAACTTCCTCCCCATCTCACTTATCAGATGCTTACCCTTTAGCGCCCCACGGTCAGGGGACCGGTAATAGGTGTTAACTGTTGGCGGGAATGGCAACGTTAATTTCATGGCTGAACACCTCTCGCTTCCAGCCTTGACAAGGCGCGTTCTCTTGAATCGCTATCACCGTTAATGAGTGACTTGATGATCGATATCGCATCTACCTCATCGTTTGCTGAAATAACGGTAATCCCTCTGGAAACTCCAGGCGCAACTGAGATATATCCCTTCTTCGCTATGGCCTTCACATGCTCCGCTGCAGCGTTCGGTGATGAGCAACCAATCAGCCCAGCCAGTTCACATATCGTTGGAGGGAATCCAAACCGGCGCTGATAGTTCACGATCGAACCAAGTACTTCACTTTGTCTCACGGTAAGTTTGTTCACTTCAGCGCTCCTTAATCCGCTTGTTCAGAATCCCGACTTCGAGATACAAATGAGATGGCGTAAAGCCAAGCTGTTTAACCATCCCCATGGCACCGTTAAAAATTGGCCTGGCTATTTCGTCACAATTCATGCCAGGGTTAGCCTTGCGTTTAGCAGTTATTTCCTCGTTGCATCTTCTGGCGATGTTACGAAGCGCATTACGTGCTTCAACGTCCTGCATAAGCAACCTCCAGCAGCGAACCAGGTTTACCAACGTAACCAGGAGACATGATTACATCAGGGTTTTCTGCCTGATTTCCCCAGTGATGCCATCCGGGTGCCGCGCAGCGGCTGAACAACTCAATGCGTGACACATCGCCGTATAATTGCTCCAGACGGTAACGCGCTTCTGCTGGCTTCTGGCTGTGTTCGCCGAGTGGGCTGTAGATAACCTGTTTTATGCTGGCGTTCTGACGCTCAAGACCTTTCCCTCTGGTGGCAATTAGCAAATCCTCGGTATTGGCGCGAGTATGGTTACCACCGTTCATTCGGGTCTGAGCGTTCAACAGGTCGAGGAAGTCGTAAAAGTCCTCTATTCCACCAGCCTGAAGCGCTTTGTTGATGTGCTGCTCAGCCAGTGAGTTAAACTTCACCCAGGTGAATCCCTTCATGGTCCGAACCTTAAACCCCCATGCTTCAGCCAGTTCGATCGCCTCACGGGTATGTGTACCGGTGAACCACATGGCCAGAACGGAATCTTCCGCAGCCAGCTCCCAGACGGGCAGACGTTTTATGTCGATGAGTTTCATCGTGCCGTAATGGTTTTCCGCTGCACCATTGCTGATGGTGTTCCCGTATTCCCACGGCGGATCGGCGTAAATCAGTGAATAGCTCATTAACGACCTCCCGAAAATCGACCAGCCAGATAACATCCGTCTTCGGCAATAACTGCTGGCTTAGCCTGGCCCAGACAGCGCTGACGTTCTGCCAGTATTGCTGCTCGCTCTGATTCAATGGCTGATGCGCTGAAAGCCTCCATGTAAATCGTCGCGGCAATCTGCTGGCGGTTCCGCGTAGTAACGGAATTGGCGACCGTCGCGTTTACGCGTTGCCAGCCCAGAACCATACAGGCGGCAAACGGCGAGTTGGAGCCTGTCCTGACTGAACTGAGTCAGACCTTCGATGATGTCTCTGGTCGTGGAGCCGGGGTTCATGGCAATAAACATCTGGACCGTTTTCAGAATGCTCATCGTTACCCCCTGAATCCTTCAGGAATGCGTGTATCGCACTCGTATTTGGATTTAAACATTGGGTCCTCTCGAACCTCATGTTTGCTCGCTGACGCTGATAACTTCAGAGACAACTCATCCCATTTTTCACGCAACTTCGAAGGACTGAGAATGTTTTTGCACCAGAAGGGATCACGATTTACACGCCCGTACAGCTCGCAGATCTGGCGGTGATTGCGATTATCCTGAGTGCACATCAGACGAACCTCGTTAGCCCATGAAACCCAGTTAGGTTCTTTAGGACGAACCAGTTCACCGTCAGACTCAGCCGCTTGTTCGTAAAGCCGGATAATCTTTCCCCAGATCCATTCTGCGCAGGTTAAATCTTCCTGAGTTCCCCATTGACGTTTTGCCGCACTGAAAACCACAGCTGTTGGATGACGAGACAGAAAATCATTTGGATTAACCAAAGCGTCCGGTTGCGAAGCTTCCGGACAAGAAGGGGTTTTATTCTCTGTAGTACTCTCTGTTGTATTCTCTGTAGGATCATCAGTGCATTTTGACCTGATGACATCGGTTCGTTTTGACCTGATGGAGCGTGTCACTTTGACCTCTTCCATCGTGTCATTTTGACATGATGGAACAGCGCATTTTGACCTCTTCGATTCGGTCACTTTGACTTCATCTAAAAGTTCGCTATCATAGTTGATCGTGTAGAAGTTGGTCATGTCTCGTTGAGACTTGTTCAGTTGCTCAATTTTGAGCACACCGAGTGTCTTCAGGCGGGTGAAGGTACGCTTCAGAGTTGACTCAGACCAGAACGGGAACTGCTCCAGCCACTGTTCTGTCGTGTTGTAAATCCAGCGAACACCATCACTTTCCATGCCTGATTTGGTTTCTTGCAGCCAGTAATTAATCTGCTGCAAAGCAATCGCCTCATTCAGGCCAATGCTGTATGCAAGGTCAGGATTTATTACTATTGGCCGGGATGTCATTAACAGGCTCATTCTGATCCTCTATTTCCCTGAATTTACGCTGAAACTGTTCGAGAGGACTGAAGCACTCATGCTCGTATCCGTCGCGCAGGTATATAACCCGTTGAGTTTCTGGCTCCCACCGGATAACCCTGACTGGGACGCCGTAGCTGTCTTTGAACCGTCTGTTGAGTGCTCGCATTCGACCTTCTCCGCCTGGCCGTTGAAATCACCTACAACCCAATCGGCAAACTGGTAGCAGACAGGCTCAAAGCATCCGGATACCATTACCCCATACACGAACTGCGCCGGACCTTTTCCACCCGGCATAGGTCGAGCAATAAGTTGCGACCTGCGGTACTGTGTTGTTACACTGTTCATGCGTTAGTTTCTCCACTGAATACGACACGCCACGACGCCAGGAGCTGCACACTCGCTGGCGTCACTTCTTTTGACGGCGGCTGAATAAGGCCACAATCGCGCGGATTTCTTCTTCACGCGCTGCCAGATGACGGCGGTGATGTTCCAGAATCTCTTCGGCTTCATGCTTTTCAATCACTCCATCCTCAAGCGCCTTCTGGATAATCTGATCAACCTGACCTCTTGCAGCTGCTGTACGCATTGCACGGCTGAACAAATCAACACGGTCCAGATCTTCCAGGCTTGGTACATCCACCAGCAGAGCACCGCGGCGCTTGGCAAAGTAGTCGGCAATGAATGACGTGTTGGAAATGTCCTCCATCGCTTCCAGCTCGGTGACTTCAAAGAAACGGCAACCGTTCTTCTCGTAAAGGTTGTTGTTGAATTGGGTTTCTGACATGCCTAACGCACCAGCCATAGCCTGACGGCCTCCGGGGTACGCCTTACACATTGCTTTCACTACTTCTTTCAGTGTTTGCTCTACCATCTTGTTTTTCCTTTGGTAGTTATGTTTAAGCTGCTGTGTCTGTAGACTTTTGGTAAAGGCTGGCATCGTATTTAAGCTTGCCTTTAGTGATACGTTCGATAACAAAAGCTTGCTTCTGAGGGATCACATCACCCCATCGGCACACTGCAGGATGGGAAATTCCCAAAACACTCGCGGTTTTTGATACCCCTCCGAAGTGTTCTATGACGTCAGTTTTAAGCATGGTTCCTCCTGGTTAACTCACGCCTTAAAGGTAACAAAAGGTACATTAAATAGCAAACAACAGTTACAAGGAATCAATGTAACATTGGTTACATGAAAACAGAGATGAAAGACCGAATAAGATCCCGGCGAGTCCAGCTCGATATAACTCAGCAGACCCTGGCTAAACGCCTTGGGGTGAGTAGAGTTTCCGTTACCAAATGGGAGAACGGTACAACTAAGCCTGACGGAGAAAACCTTCACCAACTTGCGATGGCTTTACAGACCACTCCTGAATGGATTCTTTACGGCAAGGGTGATGAGACTCAAGATGACACCAAAGTTATCCCATACCTGAAGCCACCTACCGCCGTTCCTATTATCTCTGCTGTTCAGGCCGGGGTATGGACTGATACCTATGCATGCTCAAGGCTTACTGATGTGATTTCATGGACTCAAACCACAGCAAACGTTTCTGATGAAGTTTTCGGATTGGTAGTTCGTGGTGAGTCAATGACTAACCCACATGGACTTCCATCAATTCCGGAGGGCTCAATCGTTATTGTTGAGCCACATTACGGACAACTTGATGACCTGTATGGGAAAATTGTCGTAGCAATACTTGATGGTTCAGCAGAAGCGACTGTGAAGAAACTTGTTTGGGATAGCCCTTACTCCTATCTCATGCCGCTTAATCCCGCCTTTAAGCCGATCCCCATTGATGGCAATTGCCGCATTGTAGGCAAAGTTGTTCAGATAACGCAGAACATCTAAGTAACTCATTTCTAATGCCAGATATCATTCTGGTATTTTTTTCACCTCCAAGGTAACAAAAAGTACATTAACTTACTTGACCGTTATGGTAACTAAAGGTACATTTAAAACACACCAGACGAACCCATAGTTACATTCATCTGGTGAAGCCTCGGTATCCTGTAATGGCTGTCACTTCCCACACTTTGTGGCAGCCATCTTTTTAGGGAGCATAAGGCGGTCCCGGTAAGCATCTCGCAGGGTTCTTACCGAGACTGGAAGAGTTACCACTTGGAGACGGTCCTTTTAAATGTCCTGGACAGTGGCGCTTTGGTCGCGATAACAACCACTCCAGTTGATCCTGGGAGTTATCAGGTCAGTGAGATGCCAGCACTCTCGACGGCAGTGACAGCCGGAAGTAGACGGCGCAGCCCAGACGATATCTGAGTGGCTTTAAAAACAGATGGGCGTCGGTGGAATCCCGGCAAATGGGTTTCATGTACCGAATGAACACATGATGACGCGGGGAAAGAACCGTGACAGGAGGGAAATAGACCCCACGAACACAACAGGTAAGAGCATTGATTAGTCGGCCTTAAAGGCTGCATGCCACGCTAATAAGTGCTCTTTCCGTTGCGGTGAATTATGTCCGCCAATGCCAAGCGTTTAAATAAAACACAGCATGGAAATTAAAATGTCGAGAGATTATGTAATTAGGGAACATGAATGTCGGTCGATGACTGGTCTTTGCCGAACGACACGCTACTTAATGGAGATTGAGGGAACTTTTCCAAAAAGAATTCAGCTTGGTGGAAGAGCTGTAGGGTGGAAACTTTCTGAAATTCAGAAATGGATAGATAGCTCACCAGTTGTTGAGAAAAATCAAATAATCCCTCATGGTTGGGAACAGGAAAGATGGATTCGGTTGGGTTGGTGGAAAAAAATTAAAAAGCTGTCTGATACATCAATAAACAACGTAAATAACGACAAAAAAGATATGTATTCAGAATTACTGCATGAATTAGAAATTGCAAAAAAAATGGGATTTTTCGATAAGTAAAGATGCTGTGTGGAGTCTTGGCGGTACCAGTACCAACCTTTGAAGTCCCTGGTACCGCCCTTTTTACTCAACTGAAAGCGCGTTCTGTCCCTTGTCATTAAGTGCCAGTTCGTTAAATCCAAAACCAGCGGAACGCGCTTTCAATTGAGTGGAGAACTAAGCACCGGCATTGCAGTACCGGTTATGGCGATCAGCCTCAAGCATCCACTGGGTGCTTGGTGATGGTAATAACGCCATCTCAACCTTACAGGAGACGTTGAGACTGTTCTGGTTGAATTGGAGAAATATTCTTAGCCCGCTTCGCGGCGGGCACTTTTTCTGGAGGTTGTATGTCTGCAAATGATCTGGCGGTTAAGTACGGTACTTACCAGCCCGAAAATTTACTGATTATTCTCCCACTGGACGAAGCATCAGACATCATTCGCGAGCGTCTTCGCGCCGAAGTAAGGCGTGAGTTGGAATCTGAATATGAAGATCGTATTTCAGACGCCGAAGAAGATGCTTCCGAATGGGAATCAAAATCTGATAGTTACGAATGTGATGCTACCTGCTTCGCCAGAGCAGTTGAAAAGGCTTTACTGGCTCCATCATTCGAAGAGGCAAAAATTATTCTCGAACGAGTTCGATCGGATAACAGGGAATATTTTTAACTAATCATTAATTCAACGAATTAGGCAGCATCCATAGTGCCGGGATTCGTTCAATCAAAATTCAGCGCCGTGCAGGGCGCATATAACACGGAGAAACTAACCATGACGATCACACAGAACGTCACTGAGTTACAACCACGCATGACAAGAGAGCAACTGATCGATGCAGCTAGTAAAGCGGCCCCTCTTCTTCCGGTTGCTTACCGCGGGATCATGACAGAACTGGCTAACCGCCTTGATATCGTCAGCGTTGCGCTGTGCGAGTCAATGGAACAGCGTAAAGCACTGGCCATAGAGAACACCGTATTACGCGACGATGTTAATTGTTGGGCCAAAGAGTGCGACCGCATCGTTGAACGTCATACCAAATCGCCGACCAATATGCACATGCTGGAAGCGCAGAGAGAATTACGCGAGTTAACTCCAGTAACTGATCAGGTTATTCGCGATATTGAAGCTACTGGCGTGGAAAAGTACGCAAACGTCACTATTGCCATAGGGAAAGAAGAGCAAGAAGAAAGCATTGTTTACGCTGGTAATCAGGCTCTGTTATTCGCTAACCAACTTCGTGAAGGTACTGCGTAATGGCCGCTAACTCATTCAAACAGATGTCCCGTGACGGGACCATCAAGCGCACCGATACCGGGATGTTTATCAGCCTTGAACATATCCACGTGCGTGAAGGATTCAACAAGCGTGAAGACGACGAACGCACCCGCCAGGCAGATGACGACCTGTTTAACTATCTGATGAACGGTGGCACCGTTCCTCCGCTGGAGGTTATCGCACGTGATGAAGGCGGTGTGTGGGTTGTTGAAGGCCACCGCCGCCGTCGTTGCTACGCACGTTGCGCTGAAGCTGGTAAGCCAGTAGACCGTATTCATATCATGCCGTTCAACGGTAACGATGTGCAGCGTCTGGCTCGCATCATGACCAGCAATAACCAACTCCCCCTTTCCGATATTGAACAGGCTGCTGTTATTCAGGAGCTTCATAACGCTTTCAACCAGACCACCAGCGAGATTTCAAAGCTGGTCAATAAGTCTGTAGCGACCGTTGAGAAGTTGCTCACTCTGAGTACCGCCAATTATGACGTTCAGCAGGAAGTTAAATCTGGTGCCGTATCTGTTGATGTTGCTGTTGACCGCGTTCGTGAGTTTGGCGAACAGGCTGGTGAGGTTCTCAAGCATGATAAAGCAGTAGCCGCAGCCCAGGGGAAAACAAAAGTTACGCGCAGTTCTATCGCTCCGGAACTCAACATTAAAAGCGCTCGCCGTTTCGTGGAGTTAATGTCCATGGCGACGATCAGCGATGAAGGCGTGTTCACTTTACAAGGTACGGCACTGGCTGAAGCTCTGGCGATCATCGACGAACACAAAACCATTGCTGAAGCTCGCGAAACATATCGCCTTTCACAGCCAATCCCTACGACAGAGATTATCGGGAAAGTGCTGTATGTGAAGCTGGACGGTAAGGAAATCGGCTCAGCAATAATTTATCGCGGTAAGAACGTCACCCTGGATTTAGGCGATAAAAAAATCATCGCCAGCCAGTCAAAGGCAGTCGCCCACTTCGTTAAACAACACAAACTTCAGCAGGTACACACCAATGCAAACGATCAATAACCGTATGACAGAAACTCAAGTTGCTGATCTCTTCAGCCTGGCGGTTCAGTTGCAGGTTAAAGCTGAAGAATCAGATGATCGTGATACTGCAATTTTGGCCTACTCAATTCAAAACGCCTGCTCAAATTTAACTGAATCCCGTCGCGAGTTCTGGGCAGCAGACGCGACTATTAACAATCTTGAACTGAAAATAACAGACATGGCAGTACAGCTCGCTAACGCAGAGAGCAAGTGCAGGGAGTTGGCGGCGGAATTAAGCGCTGTAGATAAAATTCACAACGAAGCGGTATTTATCACCGACGACCACTACGAACAATGCCCACCAGAAGTGCAGAAGATTATTCGCTCACTTGCTGTGTTGCAGATACCTTCTTGCGACGCTTTCCTGGCTGAAGTGCGGGCGCAGGGTGTGGAGATGGCTGCGTGCGCTCTCGACGGGGTTAATCAGTTCAATTACGCAAATATGCTGGATGAAATGGCGCAGAAAATTCGCAAAGGAGCCGCGCTATGAGCAAACCAACCTATGAAGAGTTAGAACGCCGATTTCAGTCGTACAGCAAGCACGACGGTGGTCGGGTTTATGACGGTACTCAGCATGGTATTTGCGCCATTTGCGGCTGGGATACAGCGAAATGCCAGCACCGCCGCAGCTCGCGTGCTGATAACTACTGCATGGATTGCGGTGAGAAGCTAAATCAGGAGGCAGCCCAGTGAAAGCACTCAACAAACAGGCTCGTCAGGTGCAGCGCTATGCAAACTTTGGCGTAGATATGATGGAGTGGGTTGATGGTGGGTACGTCAAATATTCTGATTACCTGGCGCTGCTGGATGAGCTGGAGAAGACTCAGAAAGGTGAAAAGCAGTGGCGCGAAGTCGTCGATGCCTTCTGTGTTGACGATGCAGCTTGGCACAAGCTAACAACATCCAACAACGAGCTTATCTCTTTTCTGTCACAGGCCTTATGCAAGCAAGTTGACCGCATAGCAGAACTGGAGGCGCGGACGGTGAAGCTGCCCGAATATCGCAATTCACCGGACATGCACACAAAACAGTTTTATGAGGCTATCGGATTTAATCAGGGGCTTGATGTTTTCATAGAAGCACTCCGCGCCGCTGGCATTGGCGTGAAGGGGGAGTGAGATGGCTGACAAATCACCTTTAGAGCGTTTGCAGTCTGCAAACAAAGAGAATCAGAGAATGGTCATGGTGAGCGTCGGAACGCTCAAAGCAGCGCGAAGTGAAATTATGGCCCACGTCTCCGTAAACGGGAAAGGAGTGATGACAGATATCGTTCTTAATCAAATTAACGCAGTTATCGGGAAGGACTAACCCATGACAACTAACCACCCGGCGCACGGTCCTGTATCACTCGATCGCCTGCACCAAATAAGCGAAATACTCAGCAAAGCAGCAGCACAAAGCGACGGCGGTAATCTCGGCTACGCAATGGCTGATGCTGTGAAGGTGATTGATGTGGCTATTGCGGCGAGAAGTGTTGAGACTATCTATCAGGTAATGTATGGAGAGTGCTGGCGAGACATAACCGAGGAGCAATACCACGACCATGCTATTCACGAATCACCGATTCGTATTGTCTACACCGCCCCGCCAGCGTCGGTGGTGCATGATGACCTATTGAGCATGGCTGCTTCAGCGATAGAAGACCTTCTTGAGCATACAGACCCAAGCACTAGCTATTATTCCGGCGTATGGGCTGATGTACCTGGTAAGTTGCGCGCCGCCATACAGTCGTTCGGTAATTCCGAACAACTGGACGAAGTTGGCTCATGGAATAACCACATGAATACGCCTACTGCTCAGGCCGGCAACTCTCCGGCAACTCCGGATGGTTGGCAGTTGGTTCCAAAAGAGCCAACGGAGGCTATGAATAAAGCAGGATGGGCAGCAATGAACGAACATGATGCCATTAACCCGACATACAGGGCTATGCTCGCAGCAGCACCGAAGCAGGAGGTGAAAGCAGCGCTTGAGCATGGGATGCAGCGTTACGCCGGTGCTATGCAAAAACTGTCAGAAGGAGATAAATGATGGCTAACCTTCAACTGGCAGTTAACGGTGAATACTTCGACCAGATGAAGTCTGGTGAGAAGACGGAAGAGTATCGCCTGGTGAATCCGTACTGGGGTCGCCGCATCCACGGCAAGGACTATGACAGACTGATCATCACCAGAGGATACCCGCGAAAAGATGACGCCAGTCGCCGGATTGATATCCCGTATGACGGGTATGAAATCAAGGTAATTACACACCCTCACTTCGGTACCGAGCCTGTGAAAGTGTTCGCTATCAAGGTGAATATTCATGCCCAGTAAACTCAAGCAGCGGCGTGTGCGTCGCCTCAAAACGGATGTGGCATGGTGGAAATCTGAAGCTGAATACTGTAAGGCGCGAGTGTTCGAACAGGCAAACGAAATTGCTGAACTCAGAAGCATGGTGATTCGTGTACCAATGCCGGTAATGGTGCCAGTAGAGATATTTCATCAGCTAAATGGGAAGGATTCGAAAGAATATCCATTATGTCGCAATTGCAACGATGGAACCCGTCACGGATGTTCATCGTGTGCTTACAGAATGAAGTAACCGGGTGCAGCCGGTTTAAGTGGAGAACTATCTATGAGCGGACAAATCCAACGTTTTCTTACTCCAGATGACCTCTATCAATTAACTGGTTATCGTCGCCCTTCCTTACAGTGCAAAGCTCTCAGGGATAGTGGAGTATTTTTTATTCCACGTAAGGACGGCAGACCTGGAACAACATGGGATCATGTATCAAACCCGGTTGGCCTTAAGTTGATAGTGAGCAATCCAGAGGAAGAAGAACCAAACTTTAAGGATATGTAATGTCTAGAGCTCGCAAAAACCCCGATGATAACTGGATGCCTCCCCGCGTTCGGCGGGGAAAATCTGCTTATGAGTTTCGTACAACAGATGGTCGTACCATCAGGTTGTGCAATCCTGATTTAACAAAATCGCAGGTATGGGCAGCTTACGAAAACTTCATTAACGATTTAAAGGTTGGTACGAACTTCAACGCACTTTGTGAGGAGTTTTTTAATTCCGGTGATTTCCACGAATTAGCAACAGAAACAAGAAAAGACTATAGAAAATATGGTTCAAAGATAAATGTTGTCTTCGGGAAAATGAAGCCGGATAACATTAAGCCAGAGCACATCAGAAAATATATGGATAAAAGAGGTGTTAAGAGCAGAGTTCAGGCAAACCGCGAGAAAGCATTTATGTCCAGAGTTTTTCGGTGGGCATACGAACGAGGAAAGGTGAGGATGAATCCTTGCCAGGGCGTTAAGCAATTTAAAGAGCAGGCTCGAACACGTTATATTAGCGATAGGGAATATGAAGCACTTTATAGCGTTGCTTCTATTCCTGTAAAAGTTGCAATGGAGTTGGCATATCTATGTTGCGCACGCCAGGGAGATATTCTTGACCTCAAAAAGAGTCAAATATTGAACGAAGGAATTTTAATCCAGCAAAGCAAAACCGCAGTTAGCCAGATCAAGGCCTGGACAAAACGTCTGGAGGATGCCGTTAATCTTGCTGACTGCATTCCTCTCAACAGCGGTATGGTCAGTATTTTTGTCATCCACCAGCCATCAGGTCTTCGATACACCCGCGATGCTTTTAATGCGCAATGGACGAAGGCCAAAAAACTTGCTGCTGATAAATATCCAGACCTGGATTTCCAGTTCACTTTCCATGATCTAAAAGCCAAAGGAATTTCGGATCTTGAAGGTACTCTGAGTGAGAAGCAGGAAATTTCAGGTCATAAAAATGCCTCACAAACTGCGAGATATAATAGAAGAATTTCAGTTGTTCCGGTCGTTGGGGGGCAGTAATGCCCTCTTTTTATGGCGAAGCTGAATGGCGAAACAATGGTGAACATGTAGCACAAAAACAAAAAACCACCCGTAGGTGGTTTCACGACACTGCTTATTGCTTTGATTATTCTATTGTTTCCCATGGTACCCGGAGTGGGACTTGAACCCACACAGCGCGAACGCCGAGGGATTTTAAATCCCTTGTGTCTACCGATTCCACCATCCGGGCTCGGGAAGAAATTGGAGGCGCGTTCCGGAGTCGAACCGGACTAGACGGATTTGCAATCCGCTACATAACCGCTTTGCTAACGCGCCGAAATCTTCTGGCTTTTCAGCCGACATCCGCTATTGCCGATGTCTTTAATTTGGAGCGGGAAACGAGACTCGAACTCGCGACCCCGACCTTGGCAAGGTCGTGCTCTACCAACTGAGCTATTCCCGCATCACCAAGTAACTTTGTTAATCACTTGATTTTGTTATCGTCTGGCAATCAGTGCTGCCGTTCGATGCGTTGCATTCTACTTACCTGACGCAATGAGTCAACGATATTTTTCACCACTGACGATCGTTTGCTGAAATTTGCGCCGAAACGATCACTGTTCAAGCAAATCTCCCCACGCAGCGCTCAAATACTGGAACATTGACCACAACGTCAGTATCGCGGCGACGAAGAAAAGTGCGATCCCGGCGTACTCTACCCAAATATTTGGACGCCACAGCAGCCATGCGAGCGCGGCCATTTGCGAAGTGGTTTTCACTTTGCCGATCCAGGACACCGCCACACTGCTACGTTTACCCAGTTCAGCCATCCACTCACGCAGCGCGGAGATAATAATTTCACGCGCGATCATCGTGGCGGCAGGAAGCGTTACCCACCAGCTGTGATAGTGCTCGGTCACCAGCACCATCGCGATAGCCACCAGTACCTTATCAGCGACCGGATCGAGGAAGGCGCCAAAACGCGTGCTTTGGTTCCAGCGACGCGCCAGATAGCCGTCAAACCAGTCGGTGACCGCCGCAATACAGAAGATCAGCGCACAAACGAAGGGAGCCCAGGTGAATGGCAGATAAAAAGCCAATACAAAGAATGGGATCAGGATGACGCGAAACAGCGTGAGCAACGTAGGGATATTAAATTGCATATGACGGATAACTATCTGTTGTCAGTAAAATTACCCCTATGTTGCTACAGAGGGCCTAATGTTTCAACGAGTAGAAGATCTTTTCTGCCAGAGCTTGCGAAATACCCGGCACTTTTGCAATTTCTTCAATACTCGCGTTACGAAGACCTTGCAAACCGCCCATATATTTCAACAACATCTGCCGACGCTTCGGCCCGACACCTTCAATAGTCTCCAGCGTGCTGGTACTTTTCACCTTCGCCCGTTTTTTACGGTGCCCGCTAATTGCATGATCGTGAGATTCATCGCGGATATGCTGGATAACGTGCAATGCAGGCGAATCCGGCGGTAGGCTAAAGCCCTCACCTTCCGGCTCAAAGAACAGCGTTTCCAGGCCTGCTTTACGATCGGCCCCTTTTGCCACACCCAACAAAAGCGGGTGCTGTTTGTCCCAGGGAACGTCCAGCTCAGCAAACACGGCTTTCGCCTGCCCCAGTTGACCTTTCCCGCCGTCGATCAATATGACGTCCGGAATCTTGCTTTCTTCAATCGCCTTACCGTAGCGCCGACGGAGAACCTGATTCATTGCCGCATAATCATCACCCGGCGTAATACCCGTGATGTTATAGCGGCGATACTCGGCGCGCAGTGGTCCATTGGCATCGAATACCACGCAGGAGGCTACCGTCTGCTCGCCCATCGTGTGGCTGATATCAAAGCACTCCATGCGTTTCACTGCGGGTAACTTGAGTACTGATGCCAGCGCCGTCAGGCGTTGAGTAATGGTCGACTGCTGGGAAAGTTTTGTGGTTAACGCCACCGCCGCGTTGGTACGCGCCAGCTTCAGATACCGCGCGCGATCGCCTCGCGGTTTCGTCTGAACGTTGATCTTCCGCCCGGCCAGCTCAGACAGAGAGTCTGCCAGCAGGGTTTTATCGCTAAGATTAAAATCGAGCAGGATCTCACCGGGTAAGGTGCGCATCTGACTTCCCTGCAGATAAAACTGTCCGACAAAGGTTTCAACGACCTCGCCGAGTTCTGTTCCACCAGGGACTTTCGGGAAATAGCTACGACTGCCTAACACTTTACCCTGGCGAATAAACAGCACGTGCACACAGGCCATGCCGGCGTCAAACGCCACGCCGATGACGTCCAGATCGTCTCCGGTATTAGAGACAAACTGTTTTTCGGTCACGCGGCGTACGGCCTGAATTTGGTCACGAATGCGGGCAGCCTCTTCAAACTCGAGATTTTGGCTGGCCTTTTCCATCCGGGCGATCAGCTGCGTTAATACCTGATCGTCTTTCCCGGACAGGAACAGACGAACGTAATCAACCTGCTGCGCATACTCTTCCTCACTCACCAGACCCGCCACACACGGACCGAGGCAGCGGCCAATCTGATATTGCAGACAGGGCCGCGAGCGATTGCGATAAACACTATTTTCGCACTGACGAATAGGGAAGATTTTCTGCAGCAACGCCAGCGTTTCGCGTACGGCGTAGCCGTTAGGAAACGGTCCAAAGTACTCGCCTTTGGCATGCTTGGCCCCGCGATGCATTGCCAGGCGAGGATGGGTATCGCCGCTGAGGAAAATAAAAGGATAGGATTTATCGTCGCGCAGCAAAACGTTATAACGCGGCTGATACAGCTTGATGTAGTTGTGCTCAAGCAATAACGCCTCGGTTTCGGTGTGCGTTACCGTGACATCAATCTGCTGTATTTGCGCGACCAGTGCTTCGGTCTTACGCGATGCGAGGTTGCTACGGAAGTAGCTGGAAAGCCTTTTTTTCAGGTCTTTCGCTTTCCCGACGTAGATGACCGTCCCGGCGTCATCATACATACGATAAACGCCGGGCTGACTGGTCACGGTTTTCAGGAACGCTTTGGCATCAAACTGATCGGTCACTGGCTTGTTAATGTCTCCGCATTACACAGGCCATGGCGAATTGCCAGGTGAGTCAGCTCAACATCGCCGTGAATGTTTAATTTACTGAACATTCGATAGCGATAGCTGTTCACCGTTTTAGGACTAAGATTCAGTTGCTCTGAGATCTCATTGACCTTCTGACCTTTGGTGATCATCAGCATAATCTGCAACTCACGTTCAGACAAACTGGCAAACGGGGTTTCCGTTTTCTCAGGCTCAATCTGGCTAAGCGCCATCTGCTGAGCGATATCGGAGGCAATATAACGTTGGCCAGAATAAACCGAACGAATCGCACTCACGACCTCCTGGGGCGCAGCCCCCTTACTGAGATAGCCCGCGGCTCCCGCCTGCATGACTTTTGCAGGTAACGGGTTTTCGGTATGGACAGTCAGCATGATCACTTTAATGTCAGCCGTTGAACGCGCAATTTTACGCGTTGCCTCAAGGCCACCAATACCGGGCATATTCATGTCCATCAGCACAACGTCAACGGAATTTGAGCGGCACCATTTTACCGCATCTTCACCGCAGCACGCTTCGCCGACAACTTTTATGCCTTTTATATCTTCCAGAATGCGTCGTATCCCTGCGCGCACCAGTTCGTGGTCATCAACAAGAAAAACGTTGATCAAAGGAATATCTCCGGAATAGGGATAACGCTACCGATAGTTAATCGGCCCTATGTTAACGGGTTTTATCTCAACTTTGAAATGTAAAAAACGCCCGACTTTCGATTTTGCTCTCGTTTTTGGAAATTAGATTGTACGACGAGTGGAAACTTTCAGTCCTGACAGCCTTCTGCCAAGGTTATATCTGCATAGCTGTTTCAGAATAGTGACAAAAAATTCATATTCCCCCGCTGAATGCAAAATAGGCAGTCAAAGTTGTAACAATAATTAACGAGGAAAATACTCGAAATAAACAACATGTGGAGAAAATATATGCACTGCAACATGTTGTTTATTTTAATGTCCACAACATTGGTCCGCGCAAAAAACAACCACAGATATTTTTAGCCTCGCTTATGGTATACTCCGCCGCCTTAAGATTTGACATCGCACTTTTTCATTGAAACATAACGAGGAAAATAAATGAGTACGCCTGACTTTTCCACTGCTGAGAATAACCAGGAACTGGCCAACGAAGTCACCTGCCTGAAAGCCATGTTAACGCTGATGCTGCAGGCAATGGGTCAAGCCGATGCAGGCCGCGTGATTCTTAAAATGGAAAAACAGCTCGCGCTGATTGAAGATCAATCACAGGCGGCGGTATTTTCCAACACGGTTAAGCAAATTAAACAAGCTTACCGCCAGTAAAAAGAAACCGGCTGATAGCAATGCTCTCAGCCGGTTTTGCGTCTGACACTCAGAACGATAATTTACTCAGATAAGCCCGGTTGCCGCGGCATAACAGGCTATCTGCGTTTTGTTTGGTGCATTGAATTTCTTTTGCATATTCTTCTGATGGAAGTTCACGGTATTTTCAGAAATCGACAGAATGATGGCTATCTCTGAAGAGGTCTTCCCCTCCGCCGTCCATTTCAATATTTCCTTTTCCCGCTTGCTAAAGCGCATCTCTGGCGCCATGACCATGTCATCTTCCAGTCGCGTCAGCACCGACAGGCTTTCCCGCACCAGAAGCTGCATCCTGAGCTCCACTTCATCATTCGCAAAACGACTATTACGGATACTTGCACGCGATACCGATAAAAAACCCAACGCCCGATTCGGCAACAATAGGCATTGCGTCATCCCTTTGCGTAAACCGTGATTGCGTGCGGCGTCCCACAAAGGTTGCGCATCGCGAAACAGAGTATCGTTCCAGGGTAAATGCCCCTGACTGAAGTTTTCAGGCTTCAGCACCGGATCAATGGCGAAATAATTCTCAGACTGATAATGCGCCACCCATGCTTTTGGATAGGTCGTATGAAGTGACGTTTTAGGACGGGTAAAGGGAA